GTTCACTCTCTGTGGGGCAACCTTCCACCCCTACATATTATCTGGAAAAATCATCAAAGTCAACATCAGGATGCAGAAACTCTAAGTAATCTTCGTAATCAACACCAAGATATTCTGCAAACTGCTTCAACTCTTCATGATTTTCTTTGACAATAAGTTCTTCTATTTCTTGAATCATACTACCTCTTCAATAACCATATCTAGAGATCATTTGATCCATTCTATCCTCTCTATACTCTTCTTCATAATCTTCTGTCTTATTTTCTTCTAACTCTTCGTAGATTGTGTCTGCGTCCTTTTCTAAGAAAATAGTACTCATAAAAAATTAAAAAGTAGAGTATGTTTGTATATATGCAGGAAAAGGATTACTCCTCAACTTGCTCTTGAAAGTCTACATCAATTTTGTCATACAACTCCACAAAAGTAGACTTAGTTTCATCATCAAAGCGATTCAGACACACTTTAAGTGCTTTATCTTTCTTACCAAAAATAGCATATGCTTTTATGATATGAACAAGACGACGAGTAGAGATCACTTCATCAATACCACCATCATTGAAGGTTTTGCGAATAATCTCAGACCAAGTACAAAGATGCTTGATAAAGTCAGTGTGCTCTCCAACCATAGGAATATTAAGAGATTCTGCCACTTTAGTCAAGATCTTATTCTCAGTGACAAGAGTTGGATACTCTTGTTCAAAGGTAATAGGGAACCTCTCAAGAAATGCCTCATTGAGTACATTAGTGCCAATAAAGCGACCATCATCAGATCCCTTACCTTTGGTGTTTGCAGTAGCAAACACATTAAATCCTGCTTTAGGCATAATATGCTTACCAATCTTCTTCAAGAAGACGCCTTTACCTTCTAGAATAGATTGTAGACACATAATTTTATTGGATGCAAGGTCAATCTCATCAAGGAGAAGGATTGCACCACGATCCATTGCTTCTACCACAGGACCATTATGCCACACAGTTTCACCATTGACAAGACGAAAACCACCAATAAGGTCGTCTTCATCAGTCTCAATAGTGATATTGACACGAATCAACTCACGACCAAGTTGTGCACATGCTTGTTCTACACCAAAGGTTTTACCATTGCCAGACAAACCAGTAATGAAAGTAGGGTAAAACAACCCAGAAGAAACAACTTTCTTAATATCACTAAAGTTACCAAAGCTGACGAAGGTAGCATCTTTTTTAGGAATTAGATTTTGTTTTACAGTAGCAAAGGTCTGAACTGTATCAATACCCTCAGCAGCAGGAGAATTGTATGTTTCTTCTAGTTCTTTCATAGTTTCCTCAAGATTCCATTTGCCACGACCAACCTTGTATGTTTGCAGATACTTAGATGCAGTTGCATAAGAAGTATCAAGTTGTTCTGCTACTGCCTTGACAGCACTAGCATCAACTTCTGTTCCAAATTGTTCTTTAAGGAGATTGACAAGTTGTTGTTGCATGGTCTTGGGTTGATTACTTTGTAATCATAGCATGGACAAGGGCAGAATCAAGGGCAGGGTGGACACTGCCCCAACTGACACATCATGCGATCATTTCAACAAAGGAAGACAAAAGTTTCTTGTTTGTTTTCTTTTTGCTGAGCATCTTAGAGAATGCAGTTTTGATTTGCGCTTTAGTTGCACCCTCTTCTACATCAAACTTCTCATCCTGAGATAAAGAAGTAGTAGGAATGACATTGAATTGATCATATCCAGTTCCAGTAAAGGTAATGAATTGATTTTTCTTGTAGGTGCTCTTTACTTTATCATAGTCACCATATTCCCTGCCATACCAATCATAGCAAGTTTTGAAATCCCTACCAGGAACAACTCTAAAGTTGACAAAATTAACAGTAGGAAACTTATCCTTCAAGGTAGAAAGAAGAATCTTGGAATACTGAGGGAAGTTTCCATAGGTATAAGCAGGATAGATTCTACCATTCTTCCTGTTACGAATGGTAGTTTTAAATGCTTTAGTAATACCAACATATTCCTCATTCACATTATTCTTTTTAACTTTAGTGGTGGCATTAACATAACCTTCACCATCAGTCAGGAAGATGACATTCACTTTCTGAAGTTTGTTACTTTTTTGGAAGTGAGGGATCAGTTCATGCAGAGCTAACATAGTATCACCTAAAGGAGAACCAGAGAGATCAAGATGTCTAGGAGCAGCACCCTGCCTCTTCTGGAAAGAATAACAACATGCCCAAATGTTCTTCATCTGTTGATCCAATTCACGAGCATTAGTCTTGCTGGTGAAGAAATTAAGAAGTCTAAAAGAATTCTCAGGAGCGACTACATTACTAACTTTTTTATAGATTGGAGGATGATCTGGTTGAATGTCAATATAAGAATTGCAATCCACCGTGAACGCATAAACCTCAAAGGGAATATTGACTTTCTTACAGAACCAAATCAAATTGTACAGTTGCTTACAGGTGTCTAGAATCCAATCGCACATGGATCCAGACCAATCAAGAATAAAGATCAGACCATGATTCTTACCATCAGGAATTACAGATACTTTCTTGAAAAGATCTTCATTAAATTTGTAAGTATGGAGTTTGCTGGTATCTAGAATACCAGTTCTTGCAGTGCTAGAACGAGCATATTGATCTGCTGATTTTTTACACTCAAACTCTTTTACCAGATAAGATACTTCCTTCTCAGAAGATTTCTTGTACTGAACATACTCAGAAACAACCTCCTTGTACCAATTACCAATCCATGAATTATTATTGGAGTAATACTCTTGAGTTTTATTGTGAATGTATTCATTAGGAATAATCACATTATCAAGAATGATCTGAGGAAGTTCAACATAAGTAGTCTCTTCCCCAAACTTATTAGTTAATTCTTCTGCCTTCTCATCAAAAGATTGTGCAGTCTTAGACTCAAACTCGCCATGCTTATCGCTAGGTTGACTACCACCACCAGCAGGCATTTCTTTCTCCATTGTAATGGGATTATCTCCCTGAGAATCTTGCTCCGAAGTAGAAGATTCTTGGGATTCTTGATTAAGATCAATAGAATCTTCTGAAGTATTTTGTTCAGAATTCTGAGGAAAATCTACTTCTTCCCCACTTTCCCTTTGATTCTGAGCAATTTCAGGCATTTCTGTGAGTTGTTTTTTCTTGTAGTTCAAAAATTGAACAATTTCACGAGCAATATCAAGAATCTCTTTGAAAGTTTCTAGTTTGCTGATACGAGTCACGAACTCATCTTCTTGATCAGAGAAAGCAATGTTATGAAATGCACCAATCTTAAAGTACATGTTGATTCTATCAATAAATGAGAGATCATCAAGATTCTCATCTTTCACAGAAAAGAAATCGTCATTGTTTAGTTCATTATAACCATTATAGAAGGTTTTGGAAAGACCAGGATATTTTTTCTTCATCAGACGTTCTACACGAACATCTTCAATTACATTGATAAAATCCTTAGGAACATCAGAGTATTCTTTTGTCCAATCAATGTTATCGGTAAAAAGTGCATGACCTACCTCATGACCCACTAGAAGATCATAAACAATAGCAGATGCCCTATCCCACATAGGGAGAGTTAGAACCCTACGATCTACATCAAAACAAGCAGTAGGAACCTTCCTATGTTCCACAACAAGATTCTCTGTTGCCAGACACTTAGCAAGAGATCCTTTAACTTCTAGGTTGACTGACATCTGTAATTTCTTTACTGTCCTTACAGGATACCATAAAAAAAGACCCTTTAGGGGATTCTGTGGTCAGTTCCTAAAGTGTCCTTAAAGGTTCTTATAACTTATCTTTCAACCCTAACAGAGTGATTATAGCAAGATAGTAAGTGCTTGTCAAGTAAATTACAAACTAATTTGATACAGCCAGTGGATCTTTGTACATAATAAAAGCAAGTGAATAGTATTTAGGTCTGTTTTCGTGGTAGTCGTCTCCACCGGTACTATTGGTAGAATCTGGTCCAATATCATTAGTGGTTGCAAGAGCATATCTACTAGATTGATTATTAACGTTATTATTTCCAGAATATCTAGATAATTGGTGACTGTGAGATGGCATCTCAGCAACTGTTAATTTAACAGCATCTAGTCCCCCAATGTCACCAGGCTCATAGTTTGAATTTATTCCCCCCAAAACTGCCCTAATAGAAGGACCATTTTGAGTTACTGTACCTGTTCCTGTACCACTATGAGATCCAACAATAAACCTATTTCTCAAATCTGGTGTTCCATTTGAACCATTGCACAAATACCATCCAGTTGGAATATTTGCAATAGAACCAGACCACATGAGAATTGCACCATTTGGTACTGCTCCAAATCCAAGAAAACGATATGAAGCTACAGT